GCAGTACGGGAAGCCCTGGAAGTATGACATGAGACAGCTCGAACTTGCCAGGGACATACTGCAATCTCAGCCAGCTGATAAGTTCATTGAAGATGCAGTAAGGTTGTTGAAGTGGATGAGGAGCAAAGGCAAGCAGCCAGTACAGTCACTGCAATACTTCATTGTACGTAGGGATAAGGCCAAGGAACCAATGGATGCACAGGCTATTCTAAGCAAGGTCACTAACAAAATGAAAGTAAGACGATGATGTTGTACAATTCCAAGAGGTTGGTTAAGGATTTGTACATGATGCAATTAACCGACCAGGCTGCCACACAAAAAGGCACCCTTATGCCCCCCCCGTGTCGCTATATACGTAGGGGGACAACACAAAAATATTTTATGAAACCAGAAAAAAAGGAAATATGATGTATAGAGTTGTTCAAGCCAAGGAGATACCAGGCAGAGAGAAGCCATTATGGTTACGTTTAGGCACTGCCTTTGAGAAAGAGGGCAAGATTTCGGGGATAAAGCTGGATGTGCTGCCTTTACCTGACGCGAAGGGGGATATTTGGTTACGGTTATTTAAGGAAGATGAGAACAAGTCGGAGTCTTCTGGGCAGTTTGGGGGCGGTAATCAGGCTCCCTGGGGCGGTTAATGGCTAAGCAGAAGGTTCCCAAGACCCCCGTTTATGCGATGCGGAAGTTAAATAAGCGTTTACGGGGTTCTAAGATAATTTATGAGAGCCGTGATGAGTTGGCGATGGAGTTAATGCGGTTAGGCTCTGCGAAGATTACCGATGTGATTAATTGGGATGACCAGGGGAATGTGAATGTGAAGCCTATAGAGGACATTCCCGACAATGCGCTCACGGCAATTAAGAAGATTAAGGTTACGCCCTCGGCTAAGGGGGATATTTTAGAGGTAGAGATGATAGATAAGGTTCGAGTGTTACAGCTTTTGGCTAAGAGCGCTGGATTGCTGGACGCTGAGAAAGAGATTGATAAGCCCTCTGTGGTTTCAATTGAAATGGTAATGCCTGATGAGGAGAAAAAATGAAATACGGTTTATTGTATGTAGCAGCGATTGTTTTGGTAAACTATGGGTTTTCCGTTATAGAACCTTGGTTTGTATTTGGTGCGGCTTTGCCGCCAATGACCTTTTTAGTTGGGGCTGTCTTTATTTTAAGGGACTACGCACAAAAGGATTTGGGTCATTATGTCTGGGTTCCAATGGTAGTTGGAATTTTACTGAGTTACTTAATGGCAGACCCTTTTATTGCAATGGCATCAGCGTTGGCTTTTATAGTTTCAGAAGCAACAGATTGGGCTGTATATACTAAAACAAAAAGACCAATGAAAGATAGAATACTTTTATCTTCAGCAATATCTGTTCCAGTTGATAGCCTTGTTTTCTTAGTTGTTGCAGGATTTTTTGGTTGGACAGCATTTTTTGTAATGGTTGTTTCTAAAATGATTGCGTCAATTATTGTTTGGTTATCTCTAAAATGATACATTATCATGGCACACCACTGACCCCTAATTCTGAATTGTTAAAAATGGCTGGAAAACATTTCTGTGTAAGTTATGCTGACACTAGAGATGCGAAGTGGTGTTTTAAAAATGCTCAATCAGTTATGTGGGATAATGGTGCGTACACTTCTTACACCCAAAATAAAAAGTTTGATTTAAAAGGTTTTATATCTTGGGTTGACGAGTTTCTTTACCCCCCACATTGGGCAGTTATACCCGATATTATTGGTGGAACAGTACAAGACCAAGTAAATTTAATGGCTAAATGGCCTTATTCTAATGAACTTTCTGCCCCTGTTTGGCATATGAACTTATCTCTTGATTGGTTACTTGAAATTGCAAATAATTATCCAAGGTTTTGTTTTGGTTCGTCTGGTAAATATTGGCAAGTTGGTTCTGATGTTTGGGCTAACCGATGCGACGAGGCTTGGAATGAATTAACTAAGAGAGGGTTTAGACCGTGGGTACACATGATGAGAGGCCTTTCTTTGTGTGGAGATATTTGGCCTTTTGCTTCCGCTGATAGTACAAACGTTGCTCGAAATTTTAAAAATATAGGCCAGCAAGTTTGCCCAGAAAGAATGGCTAGAAGAATAGATTCTGTTCAATCTTGGAAAAAATGGTCAATAAAAGAAACACAAATGTCTTTAATATTTTTAAACAAGGAGAAAAAATGAACGATTTAAGATGTAGGTTAATTGTAGGTTAGATGTAGGTTAGTGTGCAAATATTTCACATGGTAAGTGCAAATTTTTCACCTACCTAGTGCAAATACTGCACCACCCCTAGTGTCACCATGACACCCTGGGTAGTGTCACCGTGACACCCTAACCATCAAAAGAACCATAAATTAAAAAGGAGAAAATAATGACAGGAAGATTTGTTCAAAAATTAGAAAATGTGAAAATTGAAAAAAATATCCCAATGCTCGACAGAAGGCCTTACGCATTGGTAAAAAAAATGGATATTGGAGACAGCTTTCAAATAGAATTAAGCAGTTTAGATATTGGACGTCTTAGAAATAGTTTTGAGTCCTACATACGAAGACAGAAACTTGGGTATAAACTGGCTCATCAAAGAATTTCTTCGACGCACTTTAGAATTTGGCGAATTAAATGAGCAAAGAACAGCAAGGCTTAAAGCTTAATTTCTCCAGCTCACCTACTGTGGCTAAGTTTTTTAACAGCAAGGGATTTGTCAGAGGGATAATGGGACCTGTGGGTTCGGGGAAGTCTTATGCCTGTTGCGCTGAGATATTTCGAAGAGCGGTGCAGCAAAAGCCCTCTCCCCGTGATGGGATTAAGTATTCAAGATGGGCCATTGTGCGAAATACCCACCCGATGCTTAGAACCACGACGTTAAAAACGTGGCTGGAGTTGTTGCCCGAAAACACCTGGGGACCCGTTAAATACTCACCGCCCATTACCCATCATATAAAATTACCCTCTAGAGATGGGGCCGCTGGCATCGATATGGAAGTTATATTCTTAGCACTCGATGACCCCAAGGATGTAAGAAAGCTTTTGTCCCTGGAACTTACGGGCGCCTGGGTCAATGAGTGTCGCGAATTGCCCAAGGCCGTGATTGATGGCCTAACCCACCGCGTGGGACGGTTTCCGACCAAGGCCGATGGAGGGGCTACTTGGCACGGTATTATTTTGGATACGAACCCGATGGATGATGACCACTGGTATTACCGTGTTGCTGAGAAGGAAAAGCCTGGTGGACGCTTTGCCTGGGAATTTTTTAGGCAACCTGGCGGTGTTTTAGAGGTTCCGTTAGATAAATTGCCCGAAGATATGCCCGAAGCACAAGGGTATATGCACACAGCTGGAAAGTGGTGGAAAACAAATGACAAGGCTGAGAACCTTGGTAATTTGCCAACGGGATACTATGACCAGCTGCTGGGAGGTAAAAACCTCGATTGGATTAGATGTTATGCGGAAGGGAAATACACGTTTGTTCAGGAAGGCCGACCCGTATGGCCTGAGTACAATGATGAGCTGATGGCAGCTGATATCGAGCCCGAAAGGAACGTACCCATACAGATTGGCTTAGACTTTGGACTGACACCAGCAGCTATATTTGCTCAAAGACTACCCAATAACCGCTGGCAAATACTGCATGAGCTGGTCACGTTCGATATGGGCCTTGAGCGGTTTTGTTCTATGCTAAAATCTGAACTTGAAAGCCATTTTCCTGGGTGGGACACGATGATTTGGGGCGACCCAGCTGGCATGCAGCGTGACCAAATCTATGAAACAACGGCATTTGACCATTTAAAAACACACGGGATTTTAGCCAGACCCACCGCAACTAACGAATTTAGAACTCGAAGAGAAGCGATGGCAATTCCAATGGGAAGATTAATCGATGGCAAGCCTGGGTTTCTTGTTTCTAAAAAATGTATGCGTCTTCGAAAAGCCTTGATAGGTGGGTATCACTTCAAACGGGTAGCCGTTGGCGCTGGACATGAAAGATTTAGAGACACACCTAACAAAAATGAACATTCACACGTTGGGGACGCAGCTGGATATTGCTTACTA